CTCGAACGCATTTTTCCACACAATTTATGAAATTAGGAAATGGCGAGACAGCCAAAACCGACAGCCCTAAAAATTCTACACGGTGATTTTGCCAAGAATCCCAAACGCAGGAACAAGGCAGAGCCGCAAGTGCCCGCCGAAACTCCGGACTGTCCAGCATGGATGAAGGGTGATGCTCGAAAAGAGTGGATCAGGATCATGGCGGAAATTAAATCCATGAAAGTGATGACACTTCCTGATCGTGCCGCGATGGAACAGTATTGCGTTTTGTACGGGACTTGGAGAGACGCATTGAGGGCAGTGGCAAGGGAGGGGGCTGTCCTAAGCTCAGAACATGGATCGTATGAAAACCCATCGTCGAAAATCGCCCTGAGATGCTCGGCGGAAATGCACAAATATCTTTGCCAGTTCGGACTAACTCCGGCCTCAAGATCACGGGTAAACGTCACACAAGAAACAGCACCAGCAAGGATGAGACGACAGCGTTGAAAATCGACAAAGTCACAAAGCGATGGATTCGAAACGAAGCCGACGAAAGAGCGGCTGCGAACGGATGCCGCATGGACGAAGCTCGTGGCCAGTTCGTAATTGACTGGGCGCGGGACAATCTTGTTCTGTGGGAAGGTGACTGTGCCGGTTTGCCGTTGATTGCCAGCGACTGGCAAGCCGATTGTGCGATGCGGCTATTCGGCTGGGTTAAGATGTCCGCACGGTGGAAACGCGAGGTGCGGCGATTCCGAGAGGCGTTGATTGGCAAGCCGAAGAAGAACAAGAAGTCGCCGACCGTTGCCTGGTGGGATTTGTATTTGCTCGATGGCGACGGTGAGCCAGGGCAAAACGTTTACACGGCAGCCAAGGACGGGCAGCAGGCTCGAATTGTTCAGGGCCACGCAATCAAGATGGTTCAGGCATCACCGACACTGTCGGCCTACATGCGAATCAACAAAACCGATTCAAGCATTACGGTTGACGAAACTAACTCAGCAATGAGAATTTTGAGCAGCGACAACGTTGCCTCTCAAAAGTCAAAGGAGGGGCTGAACGGTTCTTGTTCAGTGGACGAAATCCACGTTGTCGATGCTGAGTTTATGAAGCGAATCAGCCGCATGGGCATCAGTCGTTCGGAACCAATGATTATCCAAGTTACAACAGCCGGAAACGATCCAACAAGCTACGGAAAGCAGCGTTACGACTACGGCAAGCGGGTCGAGTCCGGAGCATTCGAAAACGAGTCATTTTTTTTTGACTGGCATGAGGCCCCATTTGATCTGACCGACGATGATTTGAAGAAAGACCCGATCAAGTTTGGCATGATGGCCAATCCGGCCTGGGGCCACACTGTTGGAGAAGAGGAATTCATTTCGGACCTGCAGAGCTGCGATACCCCGTCAGCGTTGCGAACGTTCAAAATGTACCGGCTCAACATCTGGCAGCAATCATCAAATCCATTTCTGCAGGCCCACGACTGGGAGGCTTGCCAGCGTGATGTGTCGTGGGAGCATCTTGAAACGCTGCCATGCTGGGCGGGTCTTGACTTGTCACGAACTCGCGACTTAACGGCGTTGTGTCTTTGCTTCAAGGACCATGACGGCACGCTTCACTTTCGATGGTGGTTCTGGATGCCTGAAGACACAGCAAAACAGCGTGTCGCGGCTGCTCCGTTCACTGACTGGGAGCATGACGAAAAGGCTCAATTGACCCTGACAGATGGAGACTGGATCGACTATGATTATGTCTGGTCGACGCTCTGCGAAATTGGACAACGGTTTCAGATTCAAAAACTACTTTACGACAAGCGATTCGCAGACTATCTAATTCAGCGGGTGATGGTTGGAGAGCAGAACAGCGACGGGACGTGGAAGCATCGGCCTGCAGAGTTTCCGATTGAGGAATGTGGACAAGGCCCGTTCATTTTGAATGAGCCAATCGAGGAATTCGAAAAGCTGGTGATGTCTCACAAGTTGACGCATGATGGAAACCCAATAGCCGCATGGCAGGCCAGCAACGTGACAAGGGGGAAGAATGGCCTGCTCTGCAAACCTAACGGGAAAGACGATGTCAGGACAATCGACGGAATGCAGGCAGCCGTCATGGCTCTTGCTGGTGTCGAAAAGGGTGAGTCAAGCTTTGCATATTCCACCGCCGGTTCAGGCGTCGTTCTTTTCTAAGGTGCTTTGAATGTACGGCGTTTCTGAAATCATCGCGAATCCATCCCCGATCGGCAGCGGTCTGCAGAACTTGTCGGCGCGTGACGCAGGAGGGTGGACTTCAATCATTGGTGGCGGCAAGTCATCGGCAGGCGTCCGGGTTACTCCGATGTCAGCGATGGGGTATCCACCGCTCTGGCGTGCAATCAACCTGATCAGTTCCCGAGTTTCGTGTCTACCGTTTGACTGCTTTAAGCGAGACGGAAGCGACCGGCAATATGATGAGCAGCATCCAGCCAACATCATGTTTTCCGGCGACATGAACGAGAACATGGACGCGGGCACGTTCATTGAAGTCATCACGGCAATGGCTGCACTGTATGGAAACGGGTACGCAGTGATCGACAGAGACTCACGCGGCAATCCGCTTGAAATGTATTTGCTCGATCCGCAGAAGACATTCCCGGCCATGTATGACGGCGTTTTGTGGTACGTCACGCGAATCGAAAGTGAGGAAATCCGATTTCCGCAGAGAGACGTTTACCACTACAAAGGATTAAGCCACAACGGCATTCAGGGCATGAACGTCATTGACATCATGAAAGACGCACTTGGCGTCGGCATGGCGGCTCAGCAGTTTGGCGGGCGATTCTTTGGTCAGGGGTCAAACGCTGGCGGTATCCTGATGATTCCAGGGCACTTCAGCGAAGAAAAGATCAGGAACACCATCGACGCATGGGAGAAGATGACGCAGGGGCTGCAGAAGGCTCATAAGGTCGCACTGCTGCAGGACGGGGCGAAGTTTCAGCAATTGACGATCACCAACGATCAAGCCCAGTTTCTTGAAACGCGGCAATACGAAATCCGGGCAACTGTGGGAAACATTTACGGCATTCCACCGCACAAGCTCGGAGACGATACCCGCACAAGCCACAACAGTCTGGAGTCAGAGAATCAATCTCTGCTGGATGACTGCCTCAACGTTTGGCTGAAGCGTCACGAGCGAGAGGCGAAGCGGAAGCTGCTGACCGATCGGCAGCGAAAAAACAATACTCACTTCTTTGAGTTCAACCGAGAAGCGTTGATTCAGATGAGCTTTGAAACGAAGGTCAATGGAATCTATCGTCAGACGGAAATGGGCCTGATCACATGGAATGAAGGCCGGAGAATGATGAACATGCCTGACATTGGACCTGACGGAGATAAGCGTTTTCATCCGGCGAACTGGATGGAGGACGGTATTGAACCTGTTCAAAAGCCTGCTCAACCCATGCAGAACCCCGCGCAAAGTCCAGACAAAACACCACCTGAAACGCCACAGAACAACGTTTTGCGGGCCATGATTGCCAGTTCCGTGACAAACGCTCTACGGATTGAGTCTGACCGTGTTGTTCGTGCTGCAAAGCGGCCTGATGCGTTTCTGTCGTCAGTCGATGCCATCTATGAAACATGGACTGACACATTTACGGCGGATCTCGGCTGGCAGTCGGCCGATACGGTCGTGGCGATTGCCAAGCATACAGAGGAAAGCAAACGCCAAGTCATGGACGTGGCTGGAGTGGCGACAAGTTCAACGCTGGAGACTCACGTCAGGGATCTGGTTGCGTGCTGGTCTGATCGTGGGCAAATTCTGGTTGATAATCTTTTGAAGGCGGCAGTGAAATGAGACCACAAACGAAACTCACGGCAACGATTCCATCGCTGCGAGATTCCGTATTTGATTCGAACTTCAAAATCACTTGCTCCGTGCAATCTGACAGCGTAGACGTGTGGCTTCATGGCATTGTGGGCGACGAATACACGCAAACGGATTCGGCATCGATCAGTAAAGTACTGATGTCGAATCGTGGCAAGCCATTGAACCTTTACGTCAATTCCCCTGGCGGGCTGGCCTATGACGGCGTTGCCATTTTTAACGCGATTCAGGCTCACACGGGACCGACGACAGGCATTATTGAAGGGCTGGCAGGATCGGCGGCCAGTCTCGCTGTAATGGCCTGCGATACGATCAAAGCCTATGCTACAAGCAAGTTCCATCCGCACTATTCGCTGTGCATCGCGATGGGCCATAAGGCTGACATTGCAGACACGCTGCTGATGATGGAAAAGCTTGACGCGGATCTTGAACAACTTTACGCAACTCGCACGGGCAATTCGGTCGAGGTTACAAAATCGCATTTGATAGGCCCGCATGGCGATGGAACGCACTTTACAGCGGCTGAAGCAAAGGCGGCAGGCTATGTTGATGAGGTGATTCAGATCACCGGCAAGGCTCCGCAGGGCAGCAAGCCAAAGAACTCTGTCAGTGCCGATCGCTTGCGAATGTGGAAACGAGCATTGACACGGTGACATACATCCGCTAACAATTCACGCATCAGCTCAGCGACCCATGAGGGCACGCGGGCAAATTTCGATCTGATGTTCATGAGAAGCGTCAATCGTTTTCAGTCTTGGTATTTCCAACACTGTCAGCGACTGACGCTTTTTCTGTTGGTCCTGACGCAAAGTCAAAGGACTAACAATGGACGAATTTCAGAAACTGGTCGGCGAGCGAACCACGCTGCTTGACCAAGCTCAGGCACTGGTTGACGCGGGCGTAACGGCTGGCTCACTCAGCGAAGACGATGACAAGAAAATCGGGGAATTGCACACTCAGGCAGAAGCCCTGACTGCAAAAATCAACGATCTTCAGGCCGCAAACGATCGAGCCGCAAAAGCTCAGGACGCTCAGAACAAGCTGAAGGCAACTCGTCTGAATCCGCTTGTGAACCGAATCAGAATGATCGGCACGAATGCTCCTGCAATGCCATCGAATGGCGGCAACGGTGCGTTTAAGCTGCCCGCCAATGTTCGCCGGGCAAACCCCAGCAACTTCGCTCCGCACGCTGACGAAGCAGGACGGCAGCCGGTTGAACGTGCTTACCGTTTTGGCCAGTGGGCACTCGCCACCGCCACAATGTGTATGCCGGGCAAGTTCCAGTTTTACAACTCAGTTGAGTTCTGTCAGCAGAACGGGCTGATGAATGTCCACGGTGAAGGCGGCGGCGACGTTTCCGGGGCTGGCATTTTTGTCCCGGACGAATTTTCGACGGACATTATCAGGCTTGTCGAGCAATACGGCGTTCTACGTCGGCTCGTTCCAGCAACATTGATGACTTCGGAGACAAAGACGACTCCGCGACGTGTCGGCGGGCTAACTGCCTATGCAGTCGGTGAAAATTCAGCCGGAACAGAGTCAGACGCTGAGTGGAACGAAGTGAAGCTCGTTGCCAAAAAGTGGATGGTTCTCACTCGCATGAGTAACGAACTGGCCGAAGATTCCGTGGTCTCAATTGCCAATGAATTGATTCGCGAAATCGCTCTGGCATTTGCTTACGCTGAGGACTTGGCGGGCTTCACTGGAACCGGCACATCGACGTTTAACGGCATCGTGGGAATTCTCACGAAGCTTGACACGCTGACGGCTGGAACTGCTCCGGGCCTGATTCTTGGTGCGGGCAATGCCTACAGTGAACTGACGCTGGCAAACTTCAGCAGCGTTGTGGCTGCTTTGCCACAATACGCCGCTGCAAACCCTCGCTGGACATGCCATCGCACGTTCTTTTACAACGTGATGCAGCCTCTGGCGCTGGCTGCCGGCGGAACGACTGCTGCCGACATCGCCAACGGCATCGCAGCACAGTTCCTTGGGTACGCTGTTGAGTTTTCTCAGGTGATGCCATCGGTGGCAGCAAACAGCCAGATTCCCGTTATCTTTGGTGATCTCGCGTTGGGCTGCCAGTTCGGTGATCGTCGCATGATGAACATCGAATTTAGTGATCAGGTTTCCGTGGGCGGTCAGTCCGTTTGGGAACGCGATCAGATTGCAGTGAAGGCGACCAGCCGAAACGATTTTGTGTGCCACGACTTCGGAACCAACTCGGCTGCAGGGCCGATTGTTGGTCTGGAAATGGCCGGAAGCTAATCGACGGCTGACACGATACGCGGGGCTTCGCGTTGAAGCCCCGCACTCTTTGCGAATCATCCTCAAGGGGAAACCATAGTGAATAATCTTGACTTCAAACTTGTGAGCATCACGCCACCAGCGGCGATCTCGGACAATGCAACGCTGACAACGGGCGAGATTGACACACTCGGTTGGTCGTACCTGACCATTGTTGTCTACGAAGGTGCGACAGACATTGCAATGGCTGCATTGTCTGTTACGCAGTCCGATACCGCAGGCAGCGGCCACGCCAACGTGACCGGACTCATCTGGGGCACATCAACAAACATCGACGGCAGCACGTCAGCCCTGCCTTCTGCAACCGATGACAACTTGTTCCAAGTTGCTCAGATCGACCTGAAGGGCAAAAAGCGTTACATCGACGTGACAGCCACGACTGGCGACGGTGCCGCCGGAACTTACATCGCAATTCTTGGCATTCTTAGCCGTCCGCAGGTTTCACCGATTTCAGCATCTGAAGCCGGTGCAAACGAAATTCTGCGAGCGTAAACCATGCACACAATCACGTTCCTCCGTGGTTGGCAAGGGCGGGCCGTGGGGTCGCAAGACTCCCGGCTACCTCTTGGCATCATGAAAACTCTGGTTATGGCTGGGACTGCTGAGTTTACGACTCAGGGTATCCAGCCACAGCATCAAGCAAAGAAGCATCGATCGAAACGATGAGCACAACCTACAAAGTCACGACGGAGCCGACGACTGAGCCAATCACATTGGACCAGTTCAAAGACGCTTTGCGCGTGACTGGTTGTGACTTCGATGAACAGCTCACCGAACTGCTGAAAGTGTGCCGCAAGCAGGTAGAGCATGACAGCTATCGAAAGCTGATCACTCAGACGGTTACGTTGTACATGGACGACTTTCCGGATGAGGACGAAATTGAAATTCGTCTTGCTCCGGTGTCAGCAATCAACTTTGTGAAGTATTACGACGAATCAGAAACGTTGCAGACGTTGCCAGTCGGCGATTACTGGACGAATCTGATTGAAACACCGCCGGAGATCGAACTGAAACTTGGCTATTCATGGCCAATGGTTCAGATCGAGCGACCAAACGCCGTCCAGGTTGAAATGGTTTGCGGATACGGGGCAGCGTCTGCCGTTCCGGTCGAAGCGAAACTGGCAATCAAAGAACTTGGCAAGATGAACTGGAAGGACTGCACAGGGAGCCGGGCAGTCTATGACAGACTGATGAATCAGTTGGCGTGGACGGGTTACGGAGTGGCACAGGGATGAAATGCCTTTCCGAGTATGACAAAAAGGTGACGATTCAAAAGGCTGTCGGCACTGCAGACGCTCACGGTCATGTCGATCTGACAACGGGAAGCAACTGGCAAACCTATGCAACTGCGTTTTGTAAAGTGATCACAAAGGGCGGTAGAGAGTTCTGGAAAGTGCAGCAGGTCAACGCGGACACGGATCAGGCATGGACGACGCAATGGTCAAAGACAATTCAAAACGTTACGCCTGACATGCGGCTTGTTTTTGAGGGAAACACGTACGAGATCCTGACGGCAATCGATGTAAACATGGACCACGAAGAGATTCAGATTCTGACACGTCGTAAGGTGGTGTGATGTCTGCGGTATCGGGCGTGGGAGAACTCGACAAGCTATTCCGAGAATTGTCAAAAGGCGTAGCAAACAAAATCGCACGGCCGGGGCTTGTAAAAGCTGGCAGAGTTGCGGCAAAGAAGGTCAAGGCGAGCATTCCAAGCAGATTCAAGACCATCCGCAAGGCAATCAGATCGCGTTCAGTCAAAACAAAATTTAACGGCGGTGTGGCAGGCGTAAAGGTCGGGGCGGGGGTAGCCCGGAAGAAGGAATCAGACAAGAGTAGAAGCGGAAAAAAAGGCGTCGGAATCGGTGCCCGCAACGTGCATTGGTGGTTTGTTGGAACTGGTGAGCGAAAGACAAAATCAGGCAAGAGAACGGGACTCATGCCGAAGCAGGCTGTCGGGGTTTCTGATGTATTGATGTCCGCAAAGGGCGAGCTGAACGAAATCATTCGACGTGGGATAGAAAAAGGGATTTGGAAAGAAACGGTTAAGCAGGCCAGAAAACAACTATGAAAAGCGGACTGGTGTCATTGCTGGCAGGAGAATCGACGGTTAACGCAATTTGCGGATCGCGAGTCTACGTCAACAAGGCACCACAGAAAGCCACGTTTCCGCACATCGTCATCACGCAGATGAGCAGTGAAGAAAACGGAAGCATGGACGGCGGATCGGGGCAGCTTCGATTTATTAACTTCGACATTGATTGCAGGGCGACAACCAGCGTCAAGGCGGACGAATTGGCCACTGCGGTCAGGGTGTTTATCGACGACTACTCCGGAGCGGCTGGAAGTTACACAATCGGTGCAGTCGTGATGAACGATGAAAGCGACGACTACGAATCACCGCAGGATGGTTCTGATATTGGCGTCCATGTTGTGACGCTGGATCTTGATGTTCAGTTCAACACATAAGGGAAAAGCAAATGGCTAAACTTCGGTGCAAAGGCACGATCATCAAGCAGACCATTTCAGCATCGCTGACGGCTGTTGCTCAGATCACTGATTTCAATCATGACGGGGCTGAATCGGAAACCTTCGACGCCACAACGCTCGATACATCCGGAGCCGGAAAAGAGTATAGCCAAACAGGCTACTCTGAGGGCGGCAACTTTGGGTTTACCATCTTTTACGATGACACACTGGCCGGTCATCAGGCAATTACGGATCTCGTGACGACTCCCGCTTCATGCGTCTGGAACATCACGACCACAGCAGCCACAGCGGCAGCTATGGCGTTCACTTCAGCGGGCATTGGGTTTGGGTTCACTGGAGCCATGAACGACGGCTTGAAGGCTGATGTGAGCCTGAAGATTACCGGCCTGCTTGCATACCAGACATAACCGGAGGCGGCTTTGAAGATCAAGTTCGTGAGATCAGACAACGGCGTGGCAGCAGCATACGACACGCCAGAATATGCTGAGCAGATCGACAGAAGCTCCGGGCAGCCGTTTTGGAAGCTCGGGGCGGTTGTTTCGGTTGAACGTCGTGGCGCTCAATTGCTGGTCGGCAATGGCGACTGTGAGCCAGCAGACGAAGAAGCGGAGCAGGCGTGCAAAGGCTGGCGAGAAAAGCGGCCTGACGTGCTGCTGTCTCGCGAAATGCTGGCCCGTGCAATCGATCCGGAGGACCGCGAACGATTCCGCAACGGGGAAATTCTTGGCTACGACGAAAACGGCAATGACATTCCCGGCCCGAATTGGATCGAGCCGGACGACGAAGACACTGAAGAGGATAACGAATGAGAGTGATTCCAACGGCGGAACAGTTTTTGACGGCACCAGAACTTGCCCAGGCAAAAAGGGATGTTCCTGTTCCGGAACTTGGTGTGGGCATGGTCATCCCAGTTTGGGGCATGACTCCCCGTGAGCGATTGGCGTGGGAGGACAAGCAGACGCAGTTGTCTGAGTCCAAGCGGGCAAAGCACAAGCTACAGGTCCGTGAGCGAATCCTTGTCGAATGCTGCCGAAACGATGACGGCGTTCAGTTGTTCACGGCAGATCAGATTGAGCAACTTGGGAGACGTCGCGGCGATGTAATCGAGCGGCTTGTTAACGTTGCCTTGGATCTGTCTGGGTTTTCGGAACAGGATATCGAGAAGATCGCAAAAAACTCAGACGCAGCCCTCGAAGACTGACAGCACTTCGACTGGCTGAACACGTCGCGAGAACGACTGATGTTGATGAGATGCTGTCAAAGATGTCGCACCAGCAATTCGATGAGTGGTGTGCGAAGGACATGATTGAGCCGATCGGAACGAGCGAGCCAGTGTGCAGGATTTTGACTAAGATCGGCAGAATGATTGCGGCGTTTATGGGGCAGGAAATGAAGGACCGTGATTTCATGCCGTGGATTGCAAAACATAAAAAGCGATCGAAGCCAAAAGCCCTTTCGCCTAAGCAAAGCGCCATTGCGATCAGCACACACCTGCGAATGCTTGTAGGGGGTGGCTAATGGCGGTCATCGCTGGCGATTTGGTAACACGCCTTGGCGTCGATGGTCGCAAGTTTCAAAGCGGGCTATCAAAGGCACGCGGGGAAACTCGCAGCTTTGCATCTGATGTTACGCGGATCGTCTCGGGCATTGCCATTGCAGACATTGGGAAGCGTGCGGTTGGCGGAATTGTCGACATGGCTGCCAGTGTCGTAAAGCTTGCCGCGGACGCTCAGACTGCACAGATCACGTTCGAGGTTTTGACAGGAGATGCAGCACGAGGGGCGAAGCTGTTCAAGGACATTGAGAAGTTTGCAGCACGGACATCATTTGACCTGACATCCGCAGCAGACGCAACAAAAAGCCTACTGGCTGCAGGCGTGGGTGAGTCTGACGTTCTCAACACGATGCAGTTGCTTGGTGACTTGGCGATGGGGGACGCAAATAAGCTCGGCTTTCTGTCCAAGGCTTACACTGATGTCATGAACAAGGGCAAACTGCAGGGGCAGGAGATTCGCCAGTTCGCAGAAAACGGCGTCGGGCTAGTCGGTGCGTTGGCTTCGTCGATGAATAAGACAAATGCGGAAATCCTAAAAATGTCTGAAGCGGGGCAGATTTCATTCGCTGACATGAAGAAGGCTCTGGAGTCCCTGACTGGGCCTGGCGGGCGATTCTTCGGCATGATGGCAAGGATCAACGAAACGTTTACGGGCCAATGGAATTCACTCGTTGAAAACATCCAGACGTTTGGCCGCGATCTTGGGGCTTTGGTGCTGCCGAAGCTGACGGCTATTGTGGCTGAAACCAACAAGCTGCTGACCGCGTTTAATTCACTTGGCGATGCGAGATGGAAGTTTGCAGGCGAGCTAATCGTCGCATCGTTTGATGTTGCGATGGAAACAATAAAACTGCATTGGGCAGAAATGCTCAACAACATGCTCGACCAAGTTTCAAAGATCAACTGGTCGAAGCTTCTCAATCCATTTGCCAGCGTAAAAATTAGCGACTTGAGGCCAAGCACAAAGCCTGAAAACCTACAGGAAGCTCAGGGTCGACTTGATGGGTTAATGGGCAAACTGCGCGGAGCCGGTGCGGCGAATGAAGGAGCTGGACCGGGGGGGAAAATGACGGCAAGCGAGGCATTGGACCTAGCGGATAAGCGATGGGAAGCTGCGCTGGCAAAAACTAGGGCGCTAACAGAACAGGCTTCATCATTGCACGATCGGCTCGTGCCGGGTTCTCCTGAATTTCGAGGCATAGC